TATTAGCATCATCCATAGAAAAAGCATTTTTTATATAATCAGCTACTCGGATCATAACAAATTTCCTCCTAAGATTGAACTGGGACCGAAAATAGATCCATTTCAAACAATGTTCCATAGAACGTATTTTTTAGCTTAAAATACTTTTCTTCTCCATGATTCAGCACATATAATGCTTTACCCGAGCATATACGTATTACTCCACCATTTGATATTGCAAAAGATCGAAGAAGATCAAGGCCTACGCCTCGTGGTATACCTTCCACTTCGTTTGTAGAGGTTCCTTTTTTCAATGCCCATTTGATTGCGTCAGCATCGCTTATTTTAAACTCGCCTTTACTTTCAAAAAAAGCATTGACATTTCCAGGAATTCCAACGCCATTATCATAGCACGAAAAACAATACTTATTCTTTTGATTTTTGAAGTATTTCCCTCCAACAACAATATTAGCCTTTGCGTGTTCAAGAGCATTTTGATACATTTCTCCGACCATCGAAACGAGTGTTTCTTCCATATCTGGAGAAAGCTCGAGAGGGACTTCCATTCTTATATCTTGCACAAACGGGATAATATCATCAGATGCTTCAATCTTCTTGAAAGCCGGTTGTTTCAAAAGATCTTCTGTTCCAATTTTATAGGCTTCTTTTGACCTATTATCGTTTTTATAAAAGTCTATGACATTGATTTGTGCCAGCAATTTGTAAATCTTAGAAGGTACAAGAATTTGAACCACTTTACCTTGAGATTTTCCGTAAAGCGGGAGGCAACCAAGTAGAAAAACAAAAGTAAGGCCTATTCTTCCCTGACTTGCTATGATAATTCTGACCGCACTGTCCTCGGAATCCTTAATTTGTTCTTGTAAACGCGCAATTCTGTCAAAAGCGGATGCGCCTTTGCATAAGGACCCCGTGAATTTTATTGTGTTCACGCTATCTTACCTGCCATCTTCATAACAATCCGCACGATTTTGCGTCTATTGATACAAAAGCAAATAATCTGCCATCATATACTTATATATACCACATTTCCAAAAAATAGGAAAGCTCCACGGCAATAATTTGACGTTTTCTACAAAATAAGTATGTTTTTGAAGGCAAAATGACAAAGAATCCGACAGTACAAGGCCGCAAGGTACTACATACATCTTACTCTCTACTCATTCCGAACTTTGCCGAAAACAAAAATCGCCCCCACCCTGCCGGGTCCAATGCGGCAAGGTGGGGGCTATATAGTGTGCCGCGCTAAGGAGGCCACGCGGCGGGGATGGCTTAGGCTGCGATCCGCTTCTGCCGGCGGACCTCGGCTTCAATCTTGGTCTCAAGGTAGGCGTTCATATCGCCGGAGACCTCGGTAATATAATCTTTGGCGGCTTGGCTCAGCAAGGCCACGCAGGAAGCCGCTGCCCGTTTGAGAGCTTCCTTCTGCGCGGCTTCATCAAACGCGCCAATAGCTTTAAGGGCATCCACATAGGTCTGGGATGTAGCCTCCACGACATCGGCCACAACGCTAGCAATCTCCAGCAGAATCTCGTTGGTCGTCTTGGACGCCGCAATCTCGCGGATACTTTTGGCAACAATACCGCCCACGCCGGCCACAGCGGCGCAGAACACGGTCAGGATGATGGTATCCATGTGCAAATAAACCTCCTATCGTTTGTTGGCTTTGTTGAGGCGCATCGTATCGTCTGCCTCAATGGCCTCTGGCGTCCAGGAATTGTTCTTCCAGTACGCCCAGAGAGATGCGGCCGCCGTGAGACCAGTTGCAATCCAGACCTCAGCTTCTCCAAGGTCAAAGGGAAGCGGCGAGTGGCCGGTCATCACGAGCACCTGATTCACAAGGGTGAGAATCAGACAGATCAGGCGGGCAACGGTGCCTGCCGAGGGCTTCTTGTTTTCCATAAAAAATCATCACCTCGATTCGGTTGGCACATACGACGAAACGAACTGCCGCGGCGGAACATTCTCCATCTCGATGACGGTCAGCCTTTCCATAGCTGGAATGATCTCGCTGTGGACGTACCCGTCCCCTCCCCTGGCCTCATAGCTTTCGACCAGGCCAAAGAAGGCGTCGTATTCAATCCGGGTCAGAGATTTGGATGGGTTCTTGACCGGATCGGTGTAATACCTGTATGCGTTTACAATTTCATTTTTGAGTTCCGAGAGCTTCTCCTTCTTTTGGATGCCTTCGGTAGCCTCCAGACGAGCGTCGAGCTTGTCCAGGCGGCTATTGATTGATTCAATCTGTTTGTTGAGCTTTTCCTGGATTTTCCGGCTCTGCTCACGATACTTAGGATACTCATTGATTGCATTCAAAGCCTCGCGGAGCTGCTCAGAGCGTTCTTTCTCCCGTTCGTCCCTCTCCTGTTTACTGGCGTATCTTTTATCCAGATATTTTTTCAGCTCGCAAAAGGACTTCCACAGAAAAACAAGCGCGCCCGCTGCAATAATGAGCTGCGATACCGTGACATCGCCGAACACAGATTCAAACTGCTCTACTCCCGACATCCCATCCCCCCTTCCCTGCACGCGGGTTACTTACCGTAGCCGTTCAGCCCGGCTTTGCGGATGATGGACGGGTAGTCCTTGTAAGCCACGTCGCAGTCCAGCTTGTTGCCGAAACCGGCAATGCGGAGCGCGTTCTTGCTGGAATACTGCCAGATGCCGTTCTCCACAACCTCGGTGTCGGACGAGGTGTAGGCCGCCTCCCACTTGTCGTAGTCGGTCAATTCGGACAGGTCCGTATAGTTCAGGAAGAAATCGCGGCTGCAATACAGGACTGCGTAGTAGCCCTCGTGCTCCAGGACTTCCAGAGCCGCCTGAATCATGGAGGTATTGGTCGCCCGGACTTCCTCAATGGGACGCTTTTTGTCCGGGTCGGCAGTTTCCTCGCCGGTGTTGAACGGCTCGTACTCCATGTCGAAAACAATCGGGTAGTCAAACTTGTGGCCCTTGAGCTGGTCCACGACGTCGTGGGCCGTCTGCATGACTGCCGCAACGCTCTCGTCGTAGCAGTAGAAATAGACGCCCACCGGGACGCCGTTTGCCTCGCACCCGGCCAGGTTATTCTCCCACTGACTATCCAGAGACAAGCCGCCCTTTCCGTCAAGGTTGGAACGGCCTACCCGCAGGAACGCAAAGCCGGGATTTTTGCCGCCGTTCACCCGACGCAGCTCGCTGGCCGTTTTCTGCCAGTCGATGACGCCCTGATGATACGACACGTCGATGCCATATACTTTGGTGCTCATATTAATATCCCCTTTCGGAGTTCATACAAAATAATGGGGAGGGCCGAAACCCTCCCCACGGTTCCCAACGTCCTTAGACGTTGACTTCCAGATCCACCAGCAGCTGGCGGACATCCTCGCGGATGAGCGCGGGGACCTGCTCAAGGGTCTTCTTGCCCTTGACGATCAGGGTTGCATACACAACAGCCATGACTTGCACCTCCTTTCGCAGCAGGATTCTAAGCAAAAACTCGCGGATCAGACTCATACGTCATCACCCGCGAGCAGCGCTTGCACATCAGCCCGAATCACCTCGGGCACCTGTTCCAGAGTCTTGAGACCCTTGCGGATCAGCTCGGCATATACCTTGACCATTACAATGCACCTCCCAGAGCAAGCTCGTAGACCTCACAGAGGCCCATCTGCGTGTCGGTCATCTGCGCTTCCAGGCTGGCGATCTTGTCCACGAACGCGCCGTCGTTGACCGCGGCCACGATCTTCTCAAGCTGGGCCGTGGAGGACGCCAGCACAGCGTCCATCCCGGCGTCCAGGTCTTCGGGCAGATCATCGCCATACGCAATGCCGGCCAGGACGTTCTTGTCCGTCTCGCGCTTGATCCACTTCTTGAGATAGCTGCAATAGGCGAGCTGCCGGTCGATGAACATCCGGGCCGCCGCGTAGATGGTGACGATATCCTCTGCGGGATAGATCGCCATGTCGCCGCCGTCCTCCTTGTACTGGCACTCGGTCGCGCCCAGCGTCACCTCCTGAAACTTGGAGTTGATGTTCTGCTGGTCCTCCAGCGACAGCGAAAAGTGCTTGGTGCCGCTGGTCAGCTCCACGTCGATGCCGGCATAAATCAGCGCCTCGCAGGTGCTGTTTGCCATCTCGACCTTCTTCTCTGCCAGGGTCTTGAGGTCGGTTTTCTTCCACTTCAGTGCCATGCGGTATCCCTCCCTTACTGGAACGCGCCGGACACGCCGGTGATGTAGCCGGCGGCGTCGGAGCTGCCGCGCTCGGCCTCGATCTTGAAGTTGAAGGCGGCGCCATTGGTGTTCTCGTGGTTCTCGAACACGATGTTGGCGCCGCTCTTGACCTCTGCGGTGCAGTCCTGCCACACCGGCTCGGTATCGTTGCCGTTGTTGGTCACCTTGACGCTGTACTCAGCATCGGCAGGGATGTTGCCGGTGACGGCCAGCCGGGCCACCGTGATGTCACCCTCGACGGCCATGGGCGTCTCCAGGGTGATGGTTGCGGCATGGACGGCCTTGGTGAAGGTGGCGGTGAAGGCAGCCGTCTCGGTTCCGTCGCTCACCTCGATGGTGATAGTATGCTGGCCGTTCAGGATTTTCTGGAACTCTGCCGCCGTGCTGGCCGCCTCGAAGGTGAGGGCCGTCCCGCTGGTGATGCTGTTACGGGTTTTGGTGGTGACCCCATCCAGCTTCTCGGTGACGGTCAGGCTGTCGCCGTCCTCATCGGACGGCGTATAGTTGAAGCTGAAGGCTGCGTTCTTCTCCCCCAGGTCCACGCCGGAGGTGCCGCTCTCGCTGGTGACGGTGGGGGCTGCGTTGGTCGAGACCGTACCATCGTCAGAGACCGAGAGTGTAGAGGGAAGTACAAAAGCGGGGCGCACGCCGTCGGTGCCGTAGTAGCCCCAGTGGCGGTAGCGGCCGTCCGAGTCGACGTACCAGACGCCGTTGGAGTCGCCCGTGCTCGGCGAGCGGGTCCACCAGCCGGTGGCCGAACCGTTGTACTTCGCAATGCGCTTGTTGTTGGCTGCCGAGCCGGTGCCGGCGGTGAAGTAGTCAAGCTTCGCGCCGTCCTGTGGGAAATAAGAGTTGTCGCTCTTGGTCCAGCCCAGCTCATAGCCGGATAACAGGAAGATTTTGCAGCTCAGGCCGTTGGCGCCGGACGCCACCGAACCGCTGCTGCCCGTGCCATTGTGGTACGGGATCTTTACCTGCTTGATGGCCTCCCGGATATTCGCATCGAACAGATTCAGGAAGGTGCCGTTCAACCAGCTGTGAATGTCCGAATTTTTGTAGTCGTTGTTGGACCCGTCCCACTGCCTTGTGGAATGGATGTCCTGCATCAGCACCCAAGTGCCGTCGCAGCTGTCATCGTACAGGCTGGACGGCTTGCCCTGGTGCACAACGATGCAGTTCTTCGGACTGCCGTTCAGGTTCAGTTTGAGGACCGAGCCGACGGCCTTGGTGCCGAGTTTCACATTTGCCATGATGTGTCCTCCTTCGGTTGATTTGGGGCATAATAAACGCGGGTGGAGACCGTTGGCTCCTCCCGCGTTTTCTCTGCCACCATGCGTTGTTGTTTCAGCTGGCGCTTGTAGGTCACCATGCGGGTTGCGTTGATCTTACGGCGCGGCTTCACTTCCTCGCCTATGATCTCGCTCACCTTTTTGGCATACTTCTCGCGCAGCTTATAGGTATCTCCATGGGCCGCCCAGGCGTCCCATGCCTCGAAACGCTCAATGATCTTCTCTTTGCTGATCTCCCCTTTTGGGTATGCCGCCCTCCATTCCTTGACTCTGGACCTGATCCGCTTGATGCCGTCGCGGCGCAACTTCTGCACCACCTTGCCGGTATCGGTCAGATAGGTATGGAACCCTATAAAGTCAATGCCGTTCCGCAGCGGGAAGATGGCCGTTTTCTCGTTCAGCTCCAGTTTGGCCCGCGCCATGTAGTCCCGGCTGGCATCCAGAGCCGCTCGGGCTTCTTTCTTGGTGCGGAAGATCATGTAGAAGTCATCCATGTACCGGCCATAGGCTTCGGGCCTGTACTGTTCTTGCACGGCGTGGTCAAACTCGTCCAGGTAGAGAAGCGCCAGCAGCTGGCTGGTCTGGTAGCCCAGCGGCAAGCCCTCGGACGTGTCGATATAGACGCAGAGCAGTTCGTATATCCGCACGTCCACCCGGTGCCTGACGCATACCAACTTGAGCTTTTCTTTCAGGCGTTCGTGGTCGATGCTGGCAAAGAAATGCCGCACGTCCCCTTTCATCACCCATCCGTCGGCGCTCCCATGCCGCCGGTAATACCTGTTCATGTTCTGTTTCAGGTACATCAGGCCGTCATGGGTGCCCTTGTCCAGCTGGCTTGCGTGGTTGCCCCGGATGAAGCTGTGGGTCAGCACGCTGTACAGCTCATTGTCTACCAGTGCATGGAGCACCACCTTGTCTACAAAGGCAGGCGCCTGCACGAGCCGCTTTTTCGGCTCAAAGACATAGAAGGTGTGGAACGCTCCCGGCCTGTAGCTGCCATCCAGCAAGATGCGGGACAGTTTTTCGGTACAGGCCAGAGCGTTTGCCTCATACTCAGCGCAGCCGCTTTTCTTCCGCTTGCCCTGCCGGGCGTGCAGGTAAGCGTCATACAACACCTCAAAAGAGCAGATTTCTTCAAAGTTCATTGAGCGGTGATCGTCTTCCTCCGGGCAGGGTGTAGAGGGAACTCCCACCCGGCTGTTACCCTAGCGCCGGTCCGTTTCCCTCCCGGCAGCCCATTGCATCCCGTAGGATGGCGGGCCTCGGCGCGATGTATTGATCGCCCGGCAGATACCGGGCGACAGGATACGGCCCCCTTTGATGAGATGGCGCACTGTTTTCGCCTTTCGGTTACTCATTCTCGCTGCCCATCAGAGCGGGGCGCACGCCGTTGGTGTTGTTGTAGTTCCAGTTGTTGTAGTTGCCGTCCGAGTTGACGTTCCAGACGTTGTTGGAGTTGTTCGTGTTCGGCGAGCGGGTCCACCAGTTGGTGGCCGAAAAACGGGCCGTACCCTAACAAAAGCGGGGCCTCCCCCGCCTTCATCCATCGTTTGCCAGTGCGCGCCGGACGATCGCTTCTATGCGGGCGTCCTCTGCCGCCCGCCTTTCAGCCTCCGGCTTGCGGGCCATCTCCTGGCTTTTCTTTTTCCAGGCAATAGCCATATATTTCACATCCGTGACCATCTTTGTCCAGACGCCTGCTTTCTTTACGTCGATGATCTTCTCATCGAGGCAGAGCTGAATATATTCCAGCAGAAGTGTGCAGTCGTCCAACACATCGTTGATCTTTCGGATGCGGGCCCTTGGCTCGGCAGCAAAGTTCTGATTGTTGGCCGAGAGGATATTGCGCAGGATGCTTTTTGCGATCTGCCGCATATCCTCTCCATAAAGCCGGAAATTGGCTTTGGTGAAGCCTTCCTTCCCGGTCCGGTCTATGACTTGCACCGCCTCGTTACACACGGCCCTGATCTGTCTGACATCATCCAGCTGGGCGATTTTGTGGAAGATGGCCCGCGCATCCCTGCGGCTGATGTCATCGCTCACGATCTTGGTTGCGTGCTTGGTGTATTTCAGCAGCTCCCGTGCCTTGTTCCCCAGCAGGAAGTCTTTGTTATCCGCCATGCTCGCACCTCCATCCTTCCGGGCATCTGCCAGTCAGCACAGCCTCCAGCGCCTCGGGTGGGCCTGTGTAGATACAGCGGTCAGGCAGTACCCGCAGAACAGCGTGTTCGCCGGAGCGGGTACGCCCGAACACCACGATGATGTCATCTCTGCCGCCGGATACCCCGCACGGAGGTTCCAGTGCCTCAAAGAGGTTGCAGACGATGCACGACAGCTCGGCGGCCGGGCGCGAAAACTCGATCCGTTCCGTCATATCAGAACTCGATGCGGGCCTGCGCCTGATTCCAGACGCCGGAAACCGTCACGTCGTCCAGCGTCACGAATGTGACGGTGAACGGGTTGCCGTTGACCTCGGTGCCGAACTTGAGGTTGATCGCCTCCACCTCTGTCTCCACCTCGGCCAGCCGGGCCAGAATGGCCGGGTGCGCCGTGGGGCTGCTGTTGTGGGCGCTCACCGCGCCGGCGGTCTTCTGGTCCGCCTGAGCCTTGGTGTAGGCGTCCACTTCCCACCGCTGGCTCTCGGTAAGCTCGCCGCTGGCGTTCAGTGTGGCAAGCCCGCCGGGTACGCCCACATTTTCATTGGTCAGGTAGTTGTTGTTCTCACTCTGCGCCTGGCCAACATTTACAGTGCCATATGCCATTTAAGATTCACTCCCTTCCGGTTCCGGTGCCACATATCCTTTTGTGATGACGTATTCTGCCGCCAGGGCCTCCGCCGGCGCACTCACTGCACGCAGCCGGATCACGCCGGCCAGCGTCTCGCTGGTCGTGCAGAGACCGCAGGCAATGGCGGCCGGCTGGCTGCCGGGCGCGATGCGCACGTCGGCGATGTCCACCGGCGCCAGACCGGACACCGAAATGTCGCAGTACAGCGGATACGCTGCGTCCTCCGCCTCATCCGTCTGCCAGCCCGTAGCCGGGATAGAGACGGCGACGGCCTGCGGCTTGTCCAGTTTTACCGCGTCCACCTCCTCAAACAGCTCCGTCGTGGCCTGCGCCAACTCCGAAATATGAGACGCCGTATAAGACTTTGCCTTTTGAAGCGCAGTCTTGATTTGTGATGTAAGGGTCAGCCCCATGGTCTGTTCACCTCCTGTTTTAGTGGACAGGCTCCCAAAC